TAACAAGATTTCAAGCATGGCTTCCTGTTCATCTTCCGGGTAGTGCGTCAGCACATGCAAGCGCATCGAGTCAATATCATTGCGATTTTCACCGCAAGTCTCACACCTGAATACTTCAAGTGTCTCTTTCCACAATACACGCGAGAAGTGCACGGGAATTATGGGAACTTTCACATCATCTTGGATCGGGGTTTCTTCAATCTCGGCTTCCAAGATGCTGTCTATTTCTACTTGGCTTTTCTTAGTCATTGGTAGGTATCTCCACTTCTATGATTCGCCAGAAGTCTCTGGCAGTGGTATTCCAATTACTCTGGACAATCTTGGCTGAAACTCTGCCGGTTGTCAGATCTCCCATCACACCCTTGTACCCTGACAGCGCAAAACGAAGGACTTCTGCGCTTGTATTGGCAACTGTCTGATCAGGACTATACACATCAATTTGTAGCAGGTGCTTCTTATACCCTTCGCCATTCATGTGATACGCCTGCTCAGATCCAACCAGCTTGATACGAGCGAAAGGATACGCCTGTCCATCGGGGATGATGTCTGGGGTTATCCTGTGAGCAAAAGCCGCCACAATCGTTTCTGTTGCGTTACAGAAGGATATTAGAGCGGTTTTTGGATCTATCACTTAGATGCTCCCGGCCAGCGGCTAATCACCAACTGAGCGAATGAATATCCAATGGCATTGATTACCTTTGCGAAGTCTTCAAACGCAGTAGGACGAACAAACGGCTGTATCGGATAGTTTGGCTTTTCTGGAATGCCGTACTCAATAAAGGGAGCATAATCAGTTTCGGGTCCAACATCATCAACCACCAGCAAGGCGCTATTTGAAACAATATGACTCATGACGCTGGTCTTTGTCGCCGCTGTGTCAACCGGTACACGTCTCCGCATCCCATTGACCAACACGGATGCACCTGCGCCTTCGATCTGCAAGAGCATGGGGGAATTGAGTTCCACATCAGCCAAGGCTTTCTTGAATGAACTGGCGTCTACGACCAAGCCGGGTTTCATATCGCAACACTCCTCAGCGCACAAACATATCCGAAGGTATAACGGTCACTGATACCTACAATTTCATAGGTCTTGCTTCCGTGTGCGGTTCCATCATACTTATCTCCAACTCGGACAGTGTCGCCCTTAGTCGGATTATGACCAACAAAGCGAATCTCTGCGTCCACCTTGCCAACATCAGCATAGTTCGCCCATTCCTCAGTGGCAGACTTCTCTGTAAAACTGCATTCAAGCGGGGTTTCATCCAATGTGACAACTTCCATGTTATTCGCGTCATACGTGCCGGAGCCGATTTTCTTGATCAGAACGGCAGTATCACCATAGAAGCCATCTACTACACGGCGCTGGAGTTGCTGGACTAGACGGGAGGTAGCAAAGCGCATCACTCCTCCGAGCCTACATCATTATTATCGTCGGCATAAGTACTGACCGAACTATCCTGATTAGAATCTGCGCGGTATGGCAGGGCGATTGTAGAGGTGACTTCCATTCGCTGAATGCTGTACTCAACCTTCCGCCTTTCCAATAGCTTTTCATATCCTACTCTTGCTGATTCCATGCCACTGACGTTCAACCAATCCAGCGAGAAGTTAGGCTGTGACAGTTGCGTGATGATGTACTGGATGCACTCAACTATCGCATCCCCGTAATCATCGCTCATGTCAAAGATTGCCTGAATTGTCTCATCCTGCAAGAACATCCCGGACGTGTTTGTATCTCCGATCTGGAAACGGATGTACGAGACATCATCAGCAAGAGACGGGTCGAAGGTGTATGTCATTCTTCCTTCAACGTATATGACGCAGAGAGCGTGCCTGTTGGAGTTCCATCATTATTGGAGCCTCCCTGAGTGAGCACGATGAAGTCATAACCGCGCACATCAATCGTGAAACTGGCATTGGCGGAAGCGGTGAGTCTGCGCTTGCTTGCGGCGATGGTGTACACGCCACCAGCAACTGACCAAATAATCTCAGGGTGTGCGACTCCAGTGGCTGTCCGCATGAATGAAACACACAGGTCAAGTCCAGTCTCATCACCTTTCACATAAGTGACAAAGAACGTGATCCAGCCGGCGCCTTCGCATCCAATGACCGGACCTACTGCGGTTTGGGTGGTCTTGGCTATTACCGCAGTGGCTTGTAAAACTCCATTAGGACTCATGGGCTACATCCTTTGGGGCTGGAGGTTATCCAGCCCCATTATGATTACGATTCGTTTATGGCAGTAGCAAGCAAGCCTGACTGAGTTCCGCCGACTTCTGCGGTGTACACATAGGTCAGGGGATTCGCAACTGCGGTACAACCAACAATAAGGTTGCCCTTGCCTTTCATTACGATCCGATGCCCTGCGTCCGTAGCGCCATCAACAATGGCGGCAGTCAAAGTACCTGCACCACTGATCAGGTTGCAGAACAGACAGTCTTCAAAGAACATCGTGAATGTGTCGGTAGTCAAGTCAGTATCGACTTTCACCAAAACATGAGCAATTGAACTTGACCATGACAGGAAATCGCAACCAATGAACTTATTGCGCTGATTGTCGCCTGCGCCCAAATGCACCCAAAGGGTGTAGGATGCGGCAGAGCGAACCAACGTATGCTGTCCAAAGGTACAACGAATGAACGAGTTCTCGCCGCCTGAGACTTTGGCAGAGTACGAAGCCGCGTCTGTGGCAGTCGGCACCATAAAGAACACGTTCTCAAAGATGCAACGCTGTCCGGTGATGATCGCCACACCAGAAGCCGCACCAGCCGCCTTCTCATTATTGATCTGGAGGTTCTTGATCACACATCCATTGCCTGAGAATGTTACAACAGGAGAGAGGGCGGTAGCCGCAAGTCCAACGATGCGGCAGCGATTACCAACGCCAAGCTGTCCACTCGTGCCAATCAAATGGCAATAACTCTTCGACCAAGTGAGCGAAGCGGCGGGATTCCAAGCCGTAGCACCGCCGATGAAGATAACTCCATCGTTATAACCATCGCGGCATAGATCGTAAACAGTCTTCAAGTTACTACAAGCAGTCTCAGGACTGGAGGCATTACCACCAGCCGTCCCATGAGTGGGGTCAAAGAAGTACCACTTGCCACCAGCAAGGGCAACGTCACCCAAACCACCAGCAACAGGCACTCCACCGAGCATATTTACCATATCACCAAAAGTTGTCATGATTATGCTCCTAGGTCACGTTGTGACCATAGATCCATCTCGCGTCGTCCCATCCAAAACTATAACGCATATATCCTCTGTACTTTGCAACGAGGTTGTAATCACTGGACGGGTCCATCGTGATTTCAGGCAGAACGCGATTGAACCAAAGCAAGTGCTGTTTCGCTTGTGCGCTGTCAATCATGAACCAGTTGTTCGTGTCACTCAGATACGGATCAATGACAATGTTCAAGCCCTTACCATTCAAGAAGTTGGCATTGTTATTCGCCGTGTCAGGTTTCAACACAGACTTGGTGACTTCAAAAGCCACATCTTGCAGGGCGGTCGGCACAAGGATGGTGTCGTACATGATAGGGCGGGGAAGTTCACGGTCATTGGTCATTGCCGCGCCAGCTTTGATCGCCGCGATTACAGCGGAGTACGACAAGGGAGTCGTGTCAAGGTTGTCATAATAGGTCGTACTCTTATCCTTGTTGATAGGATGTGAAGCAGAGCAAAGAGCAACACTGTCAGAGCCGACATAGGACGCAGAGAAGGCGTTATTGAACAGACTTGCGGCATGGTATGAACGGGTCACGCCAAAGGTGTCACCAAGTGAGGTGGCACGCCGGCGGATCAGACCTTGCTGGTCATCATCCCATAACTTGCGCTCAATCGAAGTCCCAAGCGCAAACTCCTTGTGGGTGAATGTGCTTTCGTACAGGGCTGAAAAGCTGTCGTACTCAATCGCGCCGGCTTTGCCTTCAGCACTGGCTGAATTGTATTCCGGCACCAGCCCTAACTCACCAATACCCTGTGAGTATTCAACAGAGTGAGTCGAGGACTGGACATTGAAAAACTGAAACGAGGGAGCCGCGGGTGCGGCACCCATGCCTGCCAGCCACTCTTTACGAATGAGAGGGAGCAGGAAGCGCGGCCATTGTGAAGCTAACATAGGATTTGGCATTTTTATTTACCTCTTAATTTTAGAATAATGCGCCCACTGTTACAACACAGTAGACAGTCAGTCCGGCATCCTCGGTTCGCCATACAGCCAGCGATCCATTGGAAGCATCGGCAACGTCAAGCGAACCGTCAGTGTTTAGGTCACCAAGTTTGCCATTGAAGCCTGACAGCGTACTCGCATCAGCATCAGCGGTTCCCTTTATGACCATTCCGGGTCCAATCAAATAAACCTTTATAGGATCGCCAGCAGTCGCGGCGGCAGTGGTAGCCTCAGCCGCTAAACCGATAATCCCAACAACAGTAGCGCCTGCATTGTCAACTTCACCACCAGTGGCAATCAACAAAGTACCAACCTTGGTTTCAAGGTTAGTTGATGCTTGTAGTGTCATCAATTTTGGAACGCTATTGCTGAACAGGTTCGTTACAAATTCCCAAGTGTAGGTAGGGGCAGCCATCTAATGTCCCTCCTAGTACAACGCTTGGACAGTGGACACACAGTACACGGTCAAGCCTGCATCTTCTGTGCGCCAGACAGACAAGCCGCCTCCGGTGGTATCGCCTGAAATCAAGCGACCATCTGAGCCAACATCATGCGTCTTGGCGTTAAAGCCTGACTGTGCTGAAACATCAGCGTCAGCCTTGCCTTTTATCACCATGCCGGGAGCAATCAAGTAGACCCTGATCGGATCTCCCAAACTCAGTGCGGCGGCTGTTGCTTCTGCCGCCAAACCGACCATCGCGCCACCAGTGCCATCCACGGTTGCTGTCACTGCGCCGGAAACCTGTGACACCATCGTGCCAACTTTGGTTTCAAGCGCGGCGGCGGCAAGCAACGTGGTAACTTTCGGCACACGGTCACCGAACAGGTCACAAACAAATTCCCAAGTGTAAACGGGTGCTGCCATCTGTAAACTCCTTATTGATTTGGTTTATCTGCAATCAATTCCCTACGAGGTTTTGCGCCACTCGAAGGGCGGGGAGTTTACTTGCAGTTGAGTAACTTACTGTGTAGCTGGATCTTTGTACTTCCTATATTCTTCCTCAGTCATTCCAATGGACTGAGCGGCAACCTTTTCCTCAACAGACAATTCAGTAGCTTTGTCTTCAGGTTTCTTGCCACCTTTCGCGCCTGCGCCAATGTCGAAGGCTTCCGGCTTCATGAACTTGGACTTGTTCTTGCTGAGCCAATCCAGCTTCTGCTGAACAGTCAATCCGTCAGGCACAACGTCTTGAAACTGTTCTGGGAGGTCCTTGACTTGACTCTCAAGCAGGGAGGTCAAGGTCTTCTCCATCTGGTCGAGGGATTCAGCCTTCGGCTTCAAGCCT